GTTACAGAGTTTCCTTCATATCCACCTGCCGTTGAGCTTCCGATACCTGCTGCTGCAAGTACCGCAGGAGTGTTTAATGACACGATTGCAGGACCTCCTGTTATAGCAGATATAGTAGCAACACCGTTGGCAATAGTAGCATTTTTAGCAACTCCGTTTACCAAGAACATACCTGTGGCAAGTTCAGTAGCATATTTAGTGATAAAATCTACCTTAGTGTTTTTTTCAATAGCCGAAATTGTAACACTACGAGCACCACCTGTAACACTCAAAACAACGTCTGTAAGTCCATTTATTTCACTTGCCAAATCTGTACCTATCGGAATAGCAATTCCTACAAGGTTGTCAGTTAAAGCACGTGGGTCTTTCAGAGATATTTCAACATTGTACATGGTCGGGTCGCCTGTAATCTTCCCAATTTTAGGTTGTGTAAGGTCAAAAGTACATTCAAACGGAACAAAATCGCCAGCAGCATTTTCGTAACCGCCAATCATTTCGTCTGTTACAACATAGCAACGAAGATTCTTCTTGCCACGATACGAACGAAGGTTTTTCATAAACTCGATACCCAAGTTTTCAAGACGTGCCTGAAAATCATAAGGGTGCTCGAATGTATGTGTAGTATTTCCAAAACCTGATTTCTTCTTTTCAGGTGCAGGTGTATTGTCTGTAAAGTCCTCAAGGAACAAAACAGGATATAGCCTTTCTGCAGGTGCTGCTGCAAGTGTAGCTGCTTGCATATACGCTAATTCAGTTGCCCAATTGGTAGTAGATGCAGCAGGAATTTTAAAACCGTCAAAAGCAAGCAAAAAGCCTGTAATATTCTCCAATGTCAACACGCAACCGTTCGGTATGCCTGTGTTAAAACTGCCTCGTGTAGTGCAGTAAGGTAAATTCAAATTTCCCATTTTTTTTATTTTTTTTGTTTAACACTCTTTTTTTAATCTAAATACATAATTTTTTAGTTGTATAGCATCAATAAAGTCAGGAACTATGTTTCCGTCATAGCCTGTAAGCCCTGTTTTGCCATAAAAGAAATGCGGGTACATATCACCTTCCTTGTGTAGCTTCACATATTTATCAAACTTTGTGCGCCTTATAAACTCGTTATAAATACCTTTCAGAATAGGCATTGATTTCAATTCCCTTTCGTCCGCTTTCCATTCAGGTTTTGAAAGTGTAGCTATAACAATATCGTCAACATAGCAGAGTTTATCTGCTTCGTTATAGCGCACATTTAAAGAATTTACATAGAAAAAGGGATATTTACGGTTTTGCTTAGTACCCAACTTTGTCAGGTGTTCAATGAACTCATTAGGTGTTGAATAGTAAAAAGTGATATTATCAAGTTTCTTATACTCCCTGATTTGTTCTACAATCCGATATATGTCATTCTGAATAGGTCTCATACAAAGTATTCAATCGGGCTTTTGTAAGTTAATAGTCCTTCTGAAATCCAACCTGTAACGTCAATCTCACTTTCAAAATCAACAAGCGGTGTTTCTGCTGTTATAATGTTGTCGTATATCCATTGACATAATACTTCATTTTGTTGTACCATGTCATTCCATGCAACAGCCATTTTATGTGCAGGAGAAACATTTTGCATATTATCAGCTTTGGGGATATAGTCGCCTGTATCCCCTCGCTGAACTTGATTTTCCATTTGATATGCGTGAAACACAAAGTTTGCTATCGGACTTCTCTTGGTTTTTTCGTTTCTTAAAACAGCCTTCAAAGCATCCCATTTCGCATTCGATTCTGTTTCCTTATATTCCGAATATGCTTCACTTCCAAGCAAAGCAATCAAATATACAGGCTCAAACCTGCTGATAGCCCTTAATACTGCATTAACACGTCCGTCCGTAAGTTCACCTGAATAGCCATTACTTCTCGATTCCAAACCGTGAATAAGGCATGGCTCATAAGCAAAATATGTTTCGTCTATCAAATTCATTTATCTTTCTTTTTACCAAAGTTAGGATTGCCTCTTCTCTTTTTCGGAAATTCTACAACTTCCTGTTTAACTGTTGCTTTTACAACCTCAACAGGCTCTTGCTTTTCTTCTTCTAATGTTTCAGTGATATATCCATTTTTTAAGAGAATATCAATAACTGCTTTATTCTCCGTTGATACAACCTTGCCACGCTTAGGCAAATTTGCGCTCTTTCCTGTTGAATAGTAAATCATAATAATAATTTTATAACTAAAGTTTTAAATAACATTTAGTGGTTTTTGTATTTCTATTTTATTTATAAATTAGCAGGGATATATTTCAATCCCTGATTCTAATTATTTACTTGTTTGAACTTACGCTTCAATTGCTCCAAGTGCTGTATCAATATTATCAATATAGATAAGTCCTTTAATGTCTTCGTCTTCAACAAGAACCTGTGCACGAGTACGAACGTGCATTTTCCATGCGTCTTTTCCTGCAATACGTTCAAATTCCATTTCAAAACCTTGTTTGAACCAAAGCTGGATAGCAGAAATATCACCAACAATCATTTCATTTACGCCAATACCTGTGTTAGAAATTACACGGTGTCCACCCATTACAAGTTCACCTGTAATAAGCTGATTGATAATATATTGACCTGTAGAATCTTTAGTTCTGCGAAGTTTGTTCACTTTTTTAGGGTGAAGCCAAACTGTGTTTGTTTTGTGTAAGTTAATTTCTGCCTGTGTTGCAGCTGCATCAACTAAATCTGAAATGTTAGGTCTTTCAACAGCTTCAACAGCTGATGGATTAAACGCAGTCATTTGTCCTGATTTTAATCCATAAATTTTATCAGTATCTGCTCCGCCATCTGCTCCAACTCCTGAAAGTATCAGTTCGTCAAGTTTCAACTCTATTGATTCCATTAATTTGGCTTGTGTACGAAGCGCAAATTGAGGCAAATCTGAAAATGTTTCCGAAGTGATAATCTGGAAACCACCAAGTTTTGCCATTTTACGAGTTTTTTCCTGCGCTGTAGCTACATTACCATTTGCAACTACATCATATTCACCAACATACCCTACGTTTGAAGTATAAGAGGCAGGTGTCCATAAAAGAAGGGATTTACCTTCACCAACAACTCCTGTACGTATTCCAGGCTGATGCAAGAAAGCGAACGGGCGTACACGTGGGAAAGAAACTTCCGAAACCTGTTGTGTGCGCATGATTGTTCCCGTTTGCGCAGCAGTTGTCATTTGATTGTCGGCTTTTATCTCAATTTCCTGCCCTGCATGGTTTTTAATGTCGGCAAGTGATTTGATTCCTTTGGTTTCAAACACTTCAATAATAGCTTCCGCAATAGATTTGTGCTGTTTTGCAGCATTTTTCTGTTCCATTTTACCTTCGAGGGCAACAATACCGGATTTGATAGCTTCTACAGTAGCTTTCAATTCTTCAATTCCTTCCAATCCCTTTACTTTTTCGTCAATAGCCTTGTTTACTTCCTCTATTGACAGTGTTTTAGGCAAGCCTTCTTTAAATTCTTCAAGCATTACCTTTAATTCTTCGTTTGTCATTTTTTGTTTGTTTTTTAGTTGAATAATAATTTTCTAAACTCTTCCTTGTCAATAGTGTCTGTCTGACGGCTATCTGTATCTTCTTTTTGAGTGTCTTGCAACGGCTCAATATCAGTTTCTTCTTCTTTTGTGCTTAAAGTAGGTGTTGCATAGTTTGAACCTCTAACAACAGCACTGCCTTCAATAATTTTTGCTTCTGTTACAGCCCAGAAATAACCGATTCTTTCGGCTTCGTCTTTGTTTGCAACTTCTTCGAAATATTTGTCCCATACAGCTTTTTCAGTAGGGTATCTTTCGTCATTTACTGCAAATTCAAGTTTTATATATTGCATACCTACGGAGTGGTTTTTTACATATCCCTTTGCATATTGTTCAAACATAAACGGATTTCTCGCTTTTTCAATTTCACTGTCAAAGATAAGGGCTTCCGTTTCGCCTTTAAAATCATATCCAAGTTCAGTCCATTGCATATTTTTCACATATCCCTTTGCATTGTCTGAAATAATTTTATCAAACTTTGCTTCGTGTTCCTGCAAGTGCAAAAATGATTTCTGTTGTTTTAAAGATTGCTTCCAAATACCATTCATATGTACATCCCTGTGTGAATCCATGATATTTGTGGTGTTTATAACAACTTTAACCTTTATGCTATCCTGTTTAAGCAATAAATCCGCTGATTTAGGCTCTGCTTTTATTTCTTCGCCTTTTTCGTTTATAACAGGAACTGAATACGAGATAGCATCAGCTCTTTTTATTTCGGCTTTTTTTGTAGCTATGATTGCTGTTTTGTTGGCAACAAGATAGTCTATAAGCTCCTCTTGTGTGTTGAATTTACTGTAATCTATCATTTTTGTATATAATTACATCCTGTTTTACCTTTTTGTCTTTAGCTTTTTTCAAAGCCTTAATTTCTTCTATTGTAAGTTTCATTCCAAGTCCAATTTAATTCGTGCTTCATGTATTGACATTAATCCATTTTCTGTAAGTGGAACAACAGCATTTGCCATTTGTTGAAATGCTACAGCTTCCTGCAACCTTGCTTCCTGATAAAAGTCCAAATGTGAGGAATCAGGTGATATTGTAAACGGCAAATTGGCATATCCACGCATTGTTAGCCACTCCGATAGGTAATATTCAAAACTTGGAATAGCATTTTGTGTATATGCTTCCTTTCTTGCTTCGGGTACTGTTTTAAACCTGCTACTTTCGATACCAAGCAATTCAGGCGGTATTTCATAAGCAATGGTAATAGACCTTTTACAGTCTTTTATGGTTTCTGCAAACATCATATCAGCCATTTTAGCTGAAATAGGGTTTACCTTTGCATCGAGTGAAGTAACTATATTTTTGTTTTGTCCACGTCTTGTACCGAACTTTGTTTTCAGCTTTTCAAGGAAACTGTCCGTTGCTTTCTGTGTTTGCGGTAACTGCATCATTTGAGGGCTGTTTATACCCATTGAAATAATGTTTAAAGCACCCCTGTCGCCGTACATTTCTGTTAAAACCTCCCATAGTGTTACATATGTAGAGATAACCTCGCTAAGGCTCTCCAAACGGCTCGCACCGTAGAATGAATAGTTGCTGTCCTCACAAGTTACATCGTAAAAAACATGAACCTGATTAGGTTGCAATGTGTACGATTCAGCACCTGTATTTATCTGATATTTATCTACAGTCCTGTCGAAATTCGGCTCGTTTTCGTTTTTGTAATATACAGTTACGAATTGTGCAGGTATCACATAGTAATACTCTTCGTTGAATATAGTGCTTTTTACCTTCCTTACATACGCCTTTCCGTGTAGCTTTACCTGTTGGTCGAGTTTCTTGAAAAATATCTTTCTATCCTCGTTGGGATTAGGTCTGTTTAGCTTTGCAATTTCCTTTTTTGCAAGCGGTGAAGTATTTTCACTGCCATCGTCATTTAACGCCCAAACTTTAAGGTTTGCAATAAAACTCGAACTTTTACCGAGAACGGAACGAACAACATCGCATTTTTTATAAGCTTCCAACTGTCCTTTGACAGTAGAGCAGTCTATATGGTATTCTGACTTACCAAAAAGTTCTTTACCCTTTTCAGTAAGCGTTATAACACCGTTTTCAGTCCTTATAATATCATTTGTGAATAAATCCATATAGAATTTTTGTATAATTACGTTGCAAATATAGATACATTATTTTTATTTGATACTCATTTTAAAAAAAATTATTCCAATCCATGTCCGTTTTGCCAAACTCCGTACCCGATAGCGTCCCAACAATCGCAGAATTTACTATGTGGGTCCGGTTGGTTTGTTGATTCACCATTTATTTTCTGATAAACATAATTTATTGCTTCAATTCTCATTCGTGGGTGGTCAACAATAGTAAGATTAAACATTTTCAGTAAATCTACCCTTGCAGATATACTACCTTTGCTTATTTTAAAGAAATTGTAGTTTTTACCTTCCTGATAAGCATAATTGTTTAATGCTTCCACCCAATTTTCGCCCATATAAGAATCAACGCTATCACAGCATATCCAAAAACTATCATAATTCTTTTCGCCTTCCTTTTTGCGTCTTTCTTCTTCTTTAGCAAGTGCATTTTTGAACGCTATCCACGTTATTTCAGGTGTTCTTGTAGGCTCACATACCATTATATCAATAGTTAGATTTTTCCCTTTAGAATATCCTGTACGTGCCAATACGGTATTGTCGCAAGTATATCCCCAGTCAGCCGAAAACCATACATGGTCATACCCGCTTTCAGGAAATTTTTCTATCCATTTTATATCTTTAAATATCTGACCTTCACGGCTTGCAGGTATCCCTTCTCCAAATGTCAACCACCAATATTTGTCAGCAGTACCATTTTTTATGTTAAGTTCATTAGGCGCACGGTATTTGTTATTTGGATATGGCTGGTCAATATAATTTTCAGGACATTCATCTTTAGTCCAAACTCTGCGTCTGAAGCCATTAAAGAACAATTTTTCTCCTTTTTCGTCTTTTACCCAGCCAGCAGGCATTGAAGGAATATAATCATAAACCATTATTTTGCTATCTCTGAAATCCCAAGTACACTTGCTCTCGTAAAGTCCGGCTAATCCATCTGCAAGATAGTCATTGTCAAGGTATGTTGTTTGTGAATAATGCCAATTAAACCAATCTTTGCGGTCATATATAAAATGAACTGTTTTAGCAGGATTAGCATCAATCATGGCAAACATTTCGCAGCGTTGCAAGATATTATCAACTGATTCTGAATTATCACTATCTAAAACCTCATTTATAAATGCAATATGACATTTACCAGCCTGCTTCCCTACCTCAGGATACCCCAAGAAATTAATTATATTCCCCTTTATAGTAATTTGCGGAGTACCGCTAATTTCTCCCGTAAGCGTATAATCAACATCCGGCTCTAAATTCATTGCCTTAAAACAATCCTTAAAGTCAATAAGCGTATATTTACGACAATTTACAAGTGTTTCTCTGTAAACATTTATTCTTAAACCTGCATTTGGCATATCCGTAAGCACTTTGTATATTATTTGGATTTCGGAGAAGGTTTTTGCGCTTCGAGTACCCCCAAGAGACACAAATACAGGAACACTTTTTTTGCCTGTTTCAGGATTTATCTTGTTTTTGTAAATTCCAAGTTTATACCATATCCAATAAAACAGATAATTCGGTCTAAAATTTATTTC